TAACAAGCAGGCGCTGTGCATTTTGTTCTTCAAAAGAGAATGAAACACATGGCGATGCGTGTCTGTGATAGATGAAAGATGATTTTTATATTTTAAAAGCTATTCAAGATAGAAAAAACTCAAAAAAAGCAAAAGTCATCGCCCGTCACAAACGAAAGTGTACTTCGGCAATTAGATTGCCTACTCAAGTCTCGCAAGGATGAGAGTAAAGTCAAAGAGTAAAGCAGCTTAGACTTTTAGCGGGGTCTTCGTTAATTGAAAAATGGCTTAGTAGTTTGTGATGTAAGGAGTGATTGGTATAACCAATCGTGCATGAGTGATACAAGTAGGAATATTTGTGGACAAGATAATAAACTATAAGTTATCAAAAGTTACTCGTTTAAAGCAGTAGTCTCATGCTGGTTAATGGATATATGGTAGACGGATTAAGTTCTATTTAGAAAATTGAGATGTCACAGGTTCGAATCCTGTCGTTCCAATTGCGATTTTAATTCGCAGTGAGAGGTCTTGAAAAGGTCGCACATCGTGTGGCTTTTTTTGATTGTTTGAAAGGTGGTGATGGAAAATGGGATGACCGAAAAACAACAAAAATTTGCCGATGAGTACATCGTTAGCTTGAATGCTACTCAGGCATACAAAAAAGCTTATCCAAATATTAAAAATGATGAAGTAGCTAGAACGAATGGAAGTCGATTGCTAACAAATGCTAATGTCAAGGCTTATATAGATGAACGTCTGGAGAAGTTGAAATCAGAGCGTGTAGCAGACCAGCAGGAAGTCCTAGAGTTCCTCACTTCTGTGATGCGCGGTGAAGTTACTGAACCGCTGCTTGTTTTAGATGGAGAGGGTACTCAACGTGTCGTAGAGGCAAAACCTAATGTATCAACTCGTAAGAGTGCTGCTGTTGATTTAGGCAAGCGATATGGTCTGTTTACCGAGAAAGTAGATATCAATGCTACAGTTACCGAGACTAAGAAGTTTGACGATATCGTTAGTCAGTTGGGCGGTGATGGACTTGACGAATAGTTTCCCTTTATCTCAAAAGTACATTGATTTTTGCAATAGCTTTAATAATGTTGATGCGGACTTTTTGGAAGGTACAACGGCAGCTGGAAAAACAACGGTTGGTGTTGGTGTCAAATTTATGCGAGCAGTCAGCAGAAGTTCGAAGAAGTTTCACATCATTGCAGCAAAGACAGTTGGTGTAGCTGAAAAGAATATCATTAATCAGGATAACGGAATTTTAGACATCCATAAAACAGCCGTCTACTGTGGTAATGGTGATAAAGATTCGAAGATTCCTCACATCAAGTTTGAGGGGAAAATCATTTATGTACTGGGATATGACAACAAGGAAAAATGGAAGCTGGTTCTCGGTGGACAGTATGGATGTGTCTATATTGATGAGGTCAACACGGCTGACATCGAGTTTGTACGTGAGTTGTCCACACGTAATGATTATTTGATGGCAACGCTCAATCCGGATAATCCTGATTTACCGGTCTACAAAGAGTTCATCAACAAGGCGAGACCATACAAAAAATACGCAGGCGATGTGCCGGAAGAAATTATGCGAGACCTATCAGAACCATCTAACCCTAAATGGCGTTACTGGTTTTTTACGTTTAATGACAACCTATCACTGACACCAGAAGCCATACAGAAGAAAAAGGATGCTGCACCAGTTGGGACTAAGCTCTACAAAAATAAAATACTTGGTCTACGTGGCCGAGCAACAGGAATTGTCTTCGTTAACTTTGATAGTAAAAGACATGTGTTGAGTAAGTCTTTTGTAAAGAATACGGTCACGTTCCAGCGGTTCACAGCTGGACTAGATACAGCTTACTCAGCAAGTAGTCCGGATACAATTGCAATGATTTTCCAAGGGATATCAGATGACGGGAAGTTATATACGCTGGATGAGGAAGTCTACAACAACGCTGAGCTTGATGTACCGATTGCACCATCGGATACTGTGGTCAAGTTCATCAGCTTCCTAGAGCGCAACCGCAGTGAATGGGGATTGGCGCGTGATGTCTTTGTTGATAGTGCGGACCAAGCAACAATTACAGAATTAAACAAATACAAGCGACAATACGGTTGTCTGTATATCTTTAACAATGCTTATAAGAAAACCAAGATTATTGACCGGATCAACTTCCAAATTGGTTGGTTAGCTCAAGGTTGTTACTATGTGTTAAGTCATTGTACGAATCATATCAAAGAGCTAAACACGTATGCGTGGAAAGAAGGAAAAGATGAGCCGGAAGACGCAAACGATCACACAATCAATGCGAATCAGTATGCATGGTTGCCATACAGGAAGATAATCGGAAGAAAGGAAAACTGAAGTGGGAATAATGGATATGATCAGAAAGAGTATGAGAAGCTTTCTCAAACTGGAACAGGCACAGCCAAATGTCATTACAATTACAGAGGCAATGACATTTGAAGATAATGCAGCCAAGAACCAAATCTGGTATCGCGGTGACTCATACGAACTAGACCAGCTCTACAAGCAATTGCCACACAGCAACATCAACTTTTGGGGAGCGACAAGCACTCCTGGGCAAGAAATTAGAAAGATTCATACAGGAATACCTGGTCTCATCGTTGATAGGTTGGTTGATATCACGCTGCACGATATGAATGATTTAGATTTTGCTGAGGAAATTCAAGGGACTTTGTGGGAAGAGATTGCTGAAGATAGCAACTTTCACGATCAACTGCAGGAGGCGATTAAAGATAGTCTTGTGATGGGTGATGGTGCTTTTCGTATTTCATTTGATCCGGAACTTACAGCATTGCCTATTGTTGAATGGGTTGGTGGAGATAGAATTGAAATCATCTACAACCGTGGAAGATTGAAAGAAGTTATTTTCCGCACGCACTTCACAGAACACAGACGGAGCTATTTGCTCGAGGAAATCTACGGATATGGCTCATTAACTTATAAGCTCTACAGGGGCGAAACTGAGCTAGATATGAGCGCGACAGAGTACACTGCTAACCTTTCCGATGTAGCGTTTGATAAATCCGTTATTTTGTGCTTGCCGTTTAAGATTTACACATCACCTAAAGTAAAAGGCCGTGGTCAATCTATCTATGATCGTAAGACTGATGCTTTTGATAGCTTGGATGAGTCTTGGAGTCAGTGGATGGATGCTCTTCGTTCTGGACGATCACGAGAGTATATTCCTGAGAATTTGCTCCCTAGAGATCCTTACACAGGCGAAATTAGTAAGGGCAATCCTTTTGACCATCGCTTTATTAAGGTTGAGACAGCAATGGGTGAGGATGCAAAGAACACAATCACATTGCAACAAGCTAATATCCCGCATGAAAGTTATTTGAGTACATATGTGACTGCACTTGATTTAGCTTTACAAGGTATTATTAGCCCGTCAACACTCGGTATCGATGTCAAGAAGCTAGATAATGCCGAGGCACAACGTGAGAAAGAAAAGACAACTCTCTATACTCGCAATGCTATTGTGACAGCTCTGCAAGATTACCTGCCAAAGTTAATTAGTATGGTTTTGAATGCTGATAGTGTGCTTAAGAAAGAACAACTACAGAAAGTCAAGGTCGACGTGCCATTTGGTGAGTATGCTAATCCTAGTTTCGAATCACAGGTTGAGACAGTTTCTAAGGCTAAGACAGGTGGTATCATGTCGATTGAAGCGAGCGTTGAGGAGTTATACGGTGACTCAAAAGAACAGAATTGGAAAGACCAGGAAGTGGCAAGAATCAAAGCAGAGCAAGGTGTGACAGAAGTCAACGTGCCATCATTGAATGAAGCTGCTAACGATTTTGAGATAGAGAAGGAGGCTGAAGATGCTGAAGACGGTGACGATAGGACAGAGGATCTATCACATGAGTCAGAAGGAAGCGCAGGGACTTCTACAGATAGCGAGCGATAATGTAGAGTTTGGTATATATGCTGTTGAGAAGAACAACAAGTTGGATATGCTCAACCTCAAAATGCCTAGTAAAACAGCTTTGAAACGACAATTGAGAAGTTTTAAAGCGCAAGGTTTTAAGGTGTACTGCAATGGCTTATGATGTATCTAAAGCATTTGAGCGAATTGAAAACGATCTGCTTGATTCCATGATTAGAAATCTCGGAAGGCATAAGGCAGAGGAAACTGCTGAAGTTTTTGAATGGGAACAATGGCAGGTCGCTCAATTGAAGGAGCTTGAACGATTTAAGCGAGCTAATGCCAAAAAATATAGCAAAGAGTTTGCCAATATCAATAGCAAGATTTCCACTGCTATACAAGAAGCCTATAGGCAAGGTATGGATGATGAGGAAATGTCTATCCTGGAAGCTATCAAGAACGGTTTTGAATTTAACAGTGGAAAAGATAACCTAGGGGCTTCATTTTTTGCTATCAACGAACGAAAGTTGAATGCGTTACTTAACTCGGTCGAGTATGATATGAAGACGGCAGAGCATGCTGTATTGCGGTATACAGATGACCAGTATAGGCGCACAATATTTGATGCCCAGGTAGCAGCTAACACAGGAGCTAAGACTTACGAGCAGTCAGTGGATATGGCCACCAAGGATTTTCTAAGTCGGGGAATCACATGCATCCAATACAGTAACGGGGCCATGGTTAATATCGTATCGTACGCTGACATGGCCATTCGGACAGCAACCAAAAGAGCTTACCTAATGGGTGAGGGAGTCAAGCGCCAGGAGTGGGGGGTTCATACTGTTATCTTAAACAAGCGATCGAATGCATGTCCT